TGCTGCAATATAACCAATAACCATTGGGTTTATTACTTCAATTCCGTCTCTACTTAATGTTTCACTTTTATATAAAATTTCATTTAAACTTATATCAGTAACCTTATTAACATCTTGTATCCATAAATTTTTGATCCCTCCAATTGAGTCATCACAGGTTAATGGTATACCTGTTATATTTATACAGCTCATATATTATTGTTTATTTTTATTAAAAACACCCCACCTAAATAAAATTAGATAGGGTGTTTTATTATTTATTTTAACTATTATTAAGATATAATAGCTGCTATAATAGTTGAAAGAACTGTGTTAGGAAGCTCAGCACTCATTGAGGTCATAGTCAATGAATAGTTATTAGCATCACCCATTTCACTACCAGAAGCACCTACTACAGAGCCACTTACATAACTACCATATCCGATGAAATGGTAAATTCCGTTATAGTCTTTAGCTATCATATAGGTTTGTCCTTTACTTAATTCTAACATTTCTTTTCTTTTTAACTTTTCTTGTTTATTGAAAGAAACAGTTAATTCAGTTGTATAGAAGTTTGTTCCTGCTTTCTCATCGTGAGTTCCAGTGCTAGTAAATTGAGCATTTCCACGTTTAAAACTGTATGTTTTAAATGTTTTTCCAGAAACCATTGTTACTCCAGAGATTTCACCATCAACACCAAGAGCGATAACGGAAACATCTGAAGTAGGAACTATATATAATGCTGATAAACCTCCAACATTCGAGTCACAGTCTAAATTTATACCCAATAGGGTTGATACACAAGCCATTTGTATGTTATTATTTTTTTATTTATTTAAAAATTTTTAAAAATGGTGTATATTTCAACACCATTTTAATTATTATACTGTATACTTAACCACCATTGCAGGTTGAGAAATTTGGACACCGAAGTTCCATTCAGCCACGAAGCGATATTCTCTAGCTTCTTGAGCATAAAAGAATTCATATTTTGATTCATCGCCTTCTAAATCACCACCAATTACGATATTTGACAATTCTAAAGCATATGCTTTGTTTTTACCAATTAAACCAGGAACACCGATCAATTTAACATTTGTTCCAGGAACAGTTACAGTCATAGTTGCACCATCCAACATCAATATACCAGCGAACTGATTCGAAGCATTATAAGCAGCAATATATGCTCTAACTACATCATATCCAGTCAAAATAGCCAATTCAGGAGAATCAATAATTTCGTTTGGAATCTTAGCAACTATTAAATTAATAGCAGTTAATGGAGCTAACAAAAGTGTTGAGCCAGTATTAGTTGCATCAACAACAGTACCTTCAGCAGCAATTATTTTAACTAAACCATCCGCATAATCAAGATAAGTTGATGTTGCGCCAGTCAAATTACCATTCCAAATCAAACTTTCAACTTGTTTATTTATAGAAGCTACTTTATAATCAGTGAAGTAACTTTCAAAAGGTAAAGCTGTTTTACCAACTGCAACTTTTACGCCCCATTCAGCAAATGTGCCTATAAGGTCTTTTTCACAGAATGCTTCATTCACTTTGAACAATCCTGTGACAATATTTCTTTTTGTTAAAACTGTTGATCCAGCAGCATTCCAACCGCAAGCTGCACCACTCTGAATGGTAGCATCACCATTTAACAAATTAATTTGTGCGGTGCCTTTAACACCAGCTTGAAAACTTACAAGAGAAGCGGTTTTCGCTTTTAAGATACTTTTTGCCAAAAGTTGCTTCTCATTTACTTGAACATAACCTGTTACGGCACTTACGTTAAAACTCATTTTTTAATTATTTTTTTTTTATCTAAACAATAGATTACATATTTAAACCAGTTAAATAAGAATATTTACTAACATTAGTTGATTTAGTATCCAAAACTTCAACAATAGGAGTTGTCAATGGTTGATTACCAAATTTTTCAATTTCTTTTTTCATTTCTACAACATTCGCATCACTTGATGTTTTATATTCTTCCAACATTACTTTAACTGCGTCCAAAATTGACATAGCTGATTCATCAATCATTGCTTTAACTTTTTCTTCTGTTAAAATTTCAACATCTTCTGTTTCTGGCACAGCTGGAGCAGATTCAAGAACAGGAGCATCTACAAAAGTTTCTTCTGTTTTAACATCTTCAACTTTTTCTTCAACTTTAACATCTTCATTGAACAAAATATTATTCAAAGCATTCATAATTTTTTCTTTCAATTCCATTTCTTTGTTATTATTTTTATTAAAATCTTCTTCTCTCAAAAATTTATTACTGAACAAGCCTTCGAATGAAAATCCTTTAAATGTACCAAATTTTATATCTTCCCACAATTTAACATCATTCACTTTTGCTGTTATAATCCAACTACCTTCTGCTACATCAAATTCGTTTTTTTCACTTGCAAAATATGATTCGATTATAGTTAAATTTGCTTTTTTATCAGTATGATCTTCATTAAACTTTAAACCATTTTTCATAAACATTTCAACACATTTTCTAATGTTCTCTTTTGTAAATGTTACATATCTTTGTGTTGGTTCTTCTCTATAAATTAATTTATTTGGTATTAAAACTGGACCTTTTATTTCCATTAAATCACTATTAAAAGTATATTTTGTGTTTTTTTCGTCTTTAAACTTCAAAAAATCAACTTCAATAGCAGGATAATCAACCAATGCTATTTCAACATAATCAACATCTTCAGGCGATATTGAAAAAATTGGTAATCTTTTAAATTGTTCAATATTCATAGATTTAATTTTATTTTATATAGTTATAATTAAAAAAGTTAATTTTCTCCCTTTATTAATAAGAACTGATGTTTTCCCTAACTTTAACATCATTTTGAACTTTATTTATATCACTAACTTTTACAACATTACTTACTTTATCACCACTTTTACTCATCATATTTAAATTTTCTTCATTAGATGTTAAAGCAGTTTTAGATGGATTAAGTGCAACATTAAGTGATGATGAAGCTTGACCAGATCCACCAGAACCTGGAGAATGTGGCTTTTCAAGTGTTTGACTATTAATAGTTTTGATATTACCAATGGTACTTGCAAGTAAAGCTGCTTGTTGAATACCTGACAAAATAATACCAGGTATACCAGTTGAAGCATTTACACCTGACCAAATTCCAACTGATCCACTTGCAAAATCCATCCAGGCTTGTGCAACTTTCATCTTTTTTTGTAATTCAAAGTTCTCTTTTAAAGCATTATAACGTTGCATTTCAATTTTATAAGCATTCTTTTCACGCTTTTCATCACTAATATTCATTTCATCATTTGCCCATATTTTAGCATCATATTCTTGATTAGTTAAATCCATATTACCTTGAACAACATCACCTAAACCTGAATAAAGATTAGATATTTCATCGAAATATGATCTAGCCATATCAATTTTATTCTGCCAAATCTTTCTTTCAGCATCTGATTGTGAATATTGCTCTGTTGTTATGTTTTTATTTAATTGTAATATTTTATCATTAATTTCCTTAATTTTATCAGGTGCTAATTCTGCTTCTTTTAATTGTTCTTTCAAAGCATCAACTTGAGTTTGTTTAGATTTAACTTCAATTTCATTTAATCTTACAGTTTCAACATTATTTACTTTTTTCTCATTTAAAATATTATTTTCAATATTTAACGCTTTTATAGCTGCTTCTGTTTTAACTTTATTAGCTTCAGTAACATCTTTTTTTAATATTGCAATTTTTTCTTCATTTTTTAAAATATCTTCTTCTATTTTATTATTATCATTAGCTAATTTAGCTTTTAAATTATTATATGATTGTATAACATCAAGATTTTTATAATATTCACTTTCAATTTTATCAAAATTATCAAATAAAGCTAATTGTATATTTTTATTTTTATCTTCAACTTCTAATTGATTATTTAAATCAATTTCTCGTGCTTTTGACATTCTCACATCAAAATCTAATTGCTCAAAAACATTATCATCATAAAATTTAGATCTATTTCTTAAATTATCAGCCATCAAAAGTTTTTCTTCTTCAGTATATTTACTTAATTCTAATACACCTTGTTCAAATTGCTCACGTTGAACTTGATCTGGAAAAATTTCAGCAACTTTCGTTCTTGCTTTTCCAAGATTTTGATCAACACTTACAGTTGTTTTAGATGAAGAACCTCCACCACCTAATAGTGGTTTAGCTATATCTTTTGAATAAACATCTCTAAATGCTATTTTATTTAGAACATTCATTTCCTTAATATTTTTAAGATTTTTTTGACGTTCATCTTCGAGCATAGATTTTAATTTAACAATCTTAATATCATCATACATATCACCACCTTTAATATTTCTTAATTGTTCTTTTATATCTTTTATGTTTTGATAAGCAATAATTGATGATACTTCAATTTCACTTTTCTTTTTAGCAAGAGCTTCATTAAAGTAAGTATCTTTTGCAATTTTTAAATATTCTTTGAATGATTCTCTCCAAGAATTTAAATTAGTTTTAATAGATTCTAGTCTATTTTTATTTATACCATATTCTTTTTTAGCAATATCTTCTAAATATTTTAACTTTTCTTTATCACCATTTCTTGAAGCTTTATTGTAATCGATTGCAAATAATCTCAATTTATTATAGTCAGATTCTACTTTTTTTAAAGATTCACTATTTAAATCTATTTTTACACTCAATGTTTCTGGTATTTTATTCATCCATTCAATAAGTTTACTTATTGCAAAAATTACAAGTCCAATTGCTAAAGTTATTAAACCCATAGTTAACATAGTTTTACCAATTGATGTTCCAGCCTTTTCTGTTGCTTTACCTAAATTTTCAGTTGATTTTGCTGCAGCATCAGTTGAAGTTTTTTGTGCTTGTGTATTAATAATCATCTGATTCATTTTAGCATTTCTCTGCTGTGTTAAATTCATAGCATCAAACTCTGCTTTTGTGTATTGTTTGATAGAAGCTGTACTATTAGCAACTGCTTTATTCATATTGTCAGTTTGAACTCCAGCACCTGCCAAGTTACTACCTAACACCGCACTTTCTTTAGCAACATTACCTAAAGAATTAGCATTTTTATCTGCAATAGCACTTAATTCAGTTACAGCACCAGCAGTTCCAGCGGCAGCTTGACCACTTGCTTTCAAACCAGCGTAAAGATCTCGCATAGAATCAATTGAGTCTGCAAACGATGCCATACCTTGAACAATTGATAAACCAGCTGTTAAATTTTGTAAAGTTTTTAAAGTTGCTTCATTTTCAACACCAAATAATGCCATAGAACCTTGAACAACACCAAATACTCCTGCCATACCACTTATAGATTGTGAAACATTCTTTGCGGTTTGTCCAAAATCTCTTACTGATGCTCGAGTTTTATCATTGATATCTTTTAACCTGAACTGTAGTTGTCCAGCTTTTGCAAGTGCAGCGTTATATTCTTTAGTTCCTTCATTATATTTTAACATTTCAGATTTAGCTTCCTTAATCTGTTTTCTAATAATTGATATCTCATCAGCAGCTTTTTTTGTTGATTTCGCAACACCACCCATTGATTTGTCAAGTTTATCTAAATCACCTTCACCAGAAACGTTAACATTTACTAATAATTGTTCAGCCATTTTATATTATTTTGTTTTTATATATCTATAATAAATTTTTGTAAAATCTGTTTATACCGTTAAGACATCACCATATCCAAATCCTAATTCATTTTCGCCATAAGCTCTAAAGTATAAACTTGAAGCATTTATAAAATTTGAAGTGAATTCACCTACACCATCACCGCTTGCATAAACGGTGTAGCAACCAGAAGCTCCAACGGTCGGAGTTGATTCTGAATTTGAATAAACGAAACCTCGTGTTGTGTAAAGACCACCATCACTGATTATATTACCAACAAAATAATTAGTTAAACCATCTTTCCAACCTGTAACAGTCTCAACAACAGGTGTATCTTCATCAGTTCTAAAATTTAATATTGCACCTAATCCAGTTCCTATTGAATTAGTTGCATATGATCTTAAATAATATAATTGACCTGGATATAAGCCAGTTACAATACTTGTAAAATCATCACCATTAGCAAATGGATTAGCTATTATTCCCTGATATGTTGTTACGTCAAGATTATCCAATGTTGACCAGATTAATCCTTTTTCCAATATTAAACTTCCACCATCATTGATATCGTATCCACCTGATTGACAACCATTTGTTGTTATAGATGTTATTGGTGTTGTATAAATAATTGGTCCAGTTTGAACATCTGTTGTTATCTGTATAATAGCACCATAACCAGTTCCTATTGAATTAGTTGCATATGCTCTCAACATATAAATTGTATCAGGTGATAATCCAGTTGCAATACTAACAAAATTAGTTGAGCCTGAACCAGAGTCAGTTAAACCGTCATAATTACTCAATGATGGATCTCCGCCACCTTCAAGTGTCCAAATAATACCTTTTGCTGTTATATTTACACCTCCATTACTTATTATTTCACCTCCAGAATATACTTCAGTAGCATAAATTGTTGGTTCAACTGTTAATAATGTTGGTGTAGCATTATTCAAAGATGTAAAACTGATTTGATTACTATAACCAGTTCCAAACTCATTAACAACATATGCTCTTGTATAATATAATGTATTAGCAGTTAATCCAGTTATAAATGATGTAAATAAACCAAATTCTGTATTAGTTAACACTTTATTATTAGCTGTTGTTGGATTGGCTGATGTTGAATAACATATACCAGCACCTGTTACATTTCCACCACCAACACTCAATATGTTACTATTTATTTTAACACTTGTAGTTGTTATATTATATGCAGAATTTGAAAATACTATACCTTTACCTTTTGTATTAAAAGATAATAAGTTACCATAACCAATTCCTATTGAGTTTATTGCATATGCTTTTGCATAATATAAAGTATTCTCAATTAAAGAAGTTATATTAGTTACAAAAGTTAAACCTGTTGTTCCAACAAAATTTGCATCATCATCATAACTAATCAGTGGCTCAATATCAATCACATAACCTTGTTCAATTATAGAAGTTCCACCATTATTCAAAATAGTAGCATTTCCAGTTGCTCCAGTATTTGTTATATTAATTATACTATCAGATGTTAAAACTGGAACACCTAAACTATAAAATATTTGTTCATCAGAATATGATGTTCCAATACTATTAATTGAGTATGAACGTATATAATAATTCACACTTGATGTTACACCAGTTATTAAAATTGTAGAATTAACTAATTCACCAGCGTTTATAATTTTGTTATCTGAAGTTTTTGGAGTTCCAGTTAAATTATAAACTATACCGCTTTCAGTTATTGTATCATTTCCATTAAAAACAACAGAAAAATTTACACTTATTGAAGTTCCTGACATCACAATTGTATTAACTTCAGATATTGAATATTCTTCACCATACTGATTCAAATAATTGTTTACATCATTCACTCTTAATAACTTAATGTCATATAAATTTGGCTGTGTTGGATCATATTCAGGTACTTCATTTATAATATATTGTGAATTATTATAATTATAAATTTTCTTCTCATCAATTAAACCGTCAATATACATATTTACATCTAAAATATGAGTGTTAACATTATATATATCAGTTATTCTTTTTTTATGATAAATTGAATATAATGTAACATTCTCTGAATATATTTCATCAGTGATGTTTGCAAAATTATATAAAGGTTTATTGATTTCAAGTGATTTTAATATGATATTATTCTCATCAAATTTATATGGTGATAATGTATAATGTGTATGTAAAACTTTAACATCAACAACATCAAGTGCTCTAAACGTGTAAGTATCAAGATCTGAATTATAAATAAGTGATTTATTACTTAAAATAAAAGAAATTTCTTCAGGTTGTATATTTGTACTGATTAATCCAGCTTCAAACTGAGTATCGTCTGCACAATATATATCTTCATTTATAATATTTATAAAACCAAAAACTAATTTATCTTCAAGACCTTGAGTTACTCCATTTAGGTGTTTAGAATAACCACCATTGAAATAACCAGCAAAAATATCATAAGCATAATTATTCACATCTCTAATTAAAGCAGGTGTTGAAATGTTAAAAACAATATCTTTATTATTTATTTTTATATTATATCCAGTATTTATTATTTTTTCACCATATGTTTTTTTAGTGTATGTTTTATAATCAGCAAACGATTTGTTTGAAGTAACTTCATTCTTTAAAGTCAATTTACTAAAATCAAAATTATTAATATCTAAACTATTGATAGTGTTTATAATTGGAACATCTGATGTTACATAATATTCTTTATATTTTAAATTTAATTTACCATCTACAATTTTTAAAGATAAATTAAAATATTTTGTCATTTCAACTATAAAATCTTTTATTGATATTTTAGGAAATAATGTTTTACCATTTAGAATATCACCTGTTCTAAAATCAACTGATTTATAATTAATTTTAATATCTGTGAAAGATGGTGTTATAGTTTGTCTTGTGTTAACATATCCTCCATAATTTATTTCAGAAAACAACATAAGTCCAGTATTTAAACTTTCATTTAAACCAAAATTTGAAAAATCAAATTCAAGATAATTCTCAACGTTAGGATTTTGTGTTAAAATATAATAATCATATGTTAAAGGAATTATACCGTTTGGTGCTTGTACTGTTAATTTAATTATTTTACCATTTATATCTAATTCTTCAATTACGTTTACACCTTTAAATAATTTTATTTCATTTGTAATTGTTTTTGAACTATAATTTCTTGAAGTTGTTCCAGATTCAAACGATGTTAATTTAATATCAACAAACAATGAACCCATATAAGTACCTTTTGCAGTATTCACATTATAGTTAAAACAGTAATCAGTGTAAGGTGTTTCACGATTTGAAAACGCAGACCAATCTGTTATTTTTGAACATAAATTAAAAGTTGGAAGTATATTTCCATACAAATCTTTATTTACAATTTCTAAAATTAGTGGAACTTCTAAATAATATTGACCATTTTTATATCCAATATTATTTATATTTGCTTTTTTAATTGAATTTAATGGATGACTTCCAGCATTATCAAGTTGATAATTGAATGTAGAAAATGTTAAACCAGAAACAATATAATCTTCTTGTGTTAAAATATGTTTTGGTACTCCACAAGAAAAATGAACATCATCAAATAATGAATTTAACTTAGAATCATATGTTATTAAATCATATTTTTCGTTAATACTACGAATAACTGTAGAAATTGGCATTGAGTATTCAAAATCGTAAGGTTTTAACGATTTAAATTGAATAGGTGTCATATCACTTGATAATGTGTGTGTTGAATATTCACCATCTACGCTTATGTAACAATCAGTTCCAGTTGCAGCAAAATCTTTAATATTAGCACAAGGCTTAACTTCTGAATTATTTATAATTAAATCTTCAACATTAATAGCATATGCTTCTTCACTGAAGATAGAAGAGTTATTCAATATGATATCTAATTCATTCAAATAGCCTTCACCAGTGTCAGAATTTCCATTTATACTTTCTAATTTTTCAATTAAAATATCAAACAATGATATTGAATATGTGCTATCATTAACATCAGTGACTATCAATGTACCTTCACTTATAATTTCATTATCATCATATAATTTATAAAAAGCTTTTTTTGTTTGATTAAAAGATATACCAATCAGGTTGTTAGTATCACCAACAACAATTCTTGTTAATTCTCCAATATATCCAAATATTTCATCGTTGTTAACTATTCTTGGTATTTCAATTGTTTTTGAAACTGGAACACCAATTATATTTATATTTTCTAAATCGCTAATTTTGTAAGAAAAAGGAAAATAAGTATTTTCAGAATCAAGTATTACTCTTTTATTGTTTATATATAAACTCTTCATATTTTATGTTTTTTATTTTTAATCCCAAAAATCTAAATCAAAATTTGTTTTTCTTTTATATTGTTTTTCATCTGTTAACAATAGTTCAATATTTTTTTCATTGTATAATGTTCCGTTATAACCTTCAAAAGTTGTAGTGTCTAAAATATATCTATTTACTTTTTGATTAACAATATCAACTAAAAAAACAAAAGGTGTTTTAATAAGTGAATAAACTTGCGATTGATTTAACTTAAATCCAGTATTACATTTTAATTGTTTTTCTGTTATAATTTTTATAGGCATTTTTTTATTACCAATTGTAACATATTCTTTTTTAACATTATTTACTTCGTGAATATTACCTTCCAAATATATGTTATCAAAACTACCATCGATTGAATAATAAAACAATTGATTATTGCAAGTATTTAAAGTTGGATATATAGTAGCAAAAGCTCCGCTATTTATAGAGTATTCTATTTTAGTTGCACTTGGTAATATATAATATAAATATACATCAGAATTACTTGCTCCTGTTAATGTGAAAGTGTTCAATAAAAAAGATGTGTAATCTTTTGATCTAATAGTGATTGTCTGTCCACTGTAAAGTGTAAAATTTAAAAAACTTTCATTGTAAACAAACGAATTACTTGTCAAAAATGTTTTAACATTACTATTTTTATCAAGAAACAAATAATCTAAACAATCAATATCATATGTTAAATCAGCTGGTATTGCACCATCTAAAATATATTCACCGTTTGCACTCATTACAATATCTGAAGTATTAGATGTTAAAATATCAGTTGATGATAATACTAATGATAATGTAGATGTGTTTAAATTTGAAAATTTATATAAAGTTGAAGGTGATATTTCTGTTAAAACAGGTTCTCTATTTTGAGTTATTTTTATATAATTATTAAAATCAAATTTATATTGATAATCTGCAGAACCATCATTGTAACCATTTAACTTTCCGTTTGCAATAACTGTATATGTTCCATTTTCAAATCTTATCATTGCATAAAAAATTATTGCATTTGTGTCTGTGAATAATAATCTACTATCAAAAGTATCAGAATTTAAATTATATTCACCACTATTTTGAAGTGAACTGAATGTTTGTATTGTCATAATTTATTTTATTTTATTGTTATATCCTTTCCAGATACATTATTTAACACTTGTTTATATTTCTTAATAGAAACTTTTATATTTACATTAACATCTTTCTTTAATGCTTCTTCAATTTGAACTTTATATGTTTTAACTAAATCTTTTGATACTTGCTTTAAAAATGGCCTTGGTTTTATACCTAATACACTTATGCTTCTCTGAATTTTATACTCCATACCAGGAGTTTTATTCAATTTCTTCTGCAATATCCATCGTTTAATCGCAATAATTGGTGGCATTTTCTTACCTATACCTCTACCATCTTCAACATTTATATAATAATCTTCTGCAACAAAAAATAATTTAACACTTCCATCTTTATATAACACTTTATAATCAACAGAATTGAATAATTTACCTGAAGCAATAGCATTATAACCATTCTTATCAGGTGTTTTTAATTTATTTTTATATTTAGTTTTTACATCTTTACCAATATTTGCTAAAAGTAAAATAAGATTATTGTATTTTTGTGCCATATAATTATAATTAAATTTTAAGTAATGTGTTTATTTCTTATTTTTATATTGAGCTTCAATTTTTTTATTTTTCCACTTTAAATAAACAACCATATTGAAAAATTCAATGAGTGATAGTTCAAAAACATCAAATAATTTAATATTAAGAATCTTTGCTAAATTTTCACCAACTTGAATCCACATCATCTGAGTATTCGCCACTGCCTTTTTATCCACTTCATCTTCATCATTATCGCCTTCTTCGCCAAATATAGATGTGTAACTTTTTGTAAACTCGCTGACTGACGAAAAAAAAAATCGGTTAAAGATTGCACATCTTCTATTAACATATTGTTCAAAATGTATTCTTGTGCTTCAGCAATATCATAACCTTCATTATATTTATTATCATACCACATAAAAAATTTTCGATGTTGAGGAATCAAGAAAACTGATAAAATCATTTCTAATTTTTTTGTAGAAGAATAACTTTGAAAATCAATGAATTGTCCAGCCTTTATTTTTGGCAAAGAAAGACAAGCTTTAAATCTTTTACCATTCAAATCATAAATTTGTTTAATTTTCTTCTGTTCAATTTTCATTGAGAAAATTTCTGATTGAGTTTTTTGAAATAAACCAATACTCATTTCTCCAACTTCACAATCAAATAGTTTGAAAATTTCATCCATATCTGGATCAGCATCTTGCAACAATTCATTATATTTATAATATTCTTTTAATGTAAATTTTGTTAGTGTTTTCATCTTAGTATTGTTAAATTATTTTTTTTAAGTAATTCTTCTGCTGCCATTACAATCACATCACTTATATCATCATTCTTACCATTATCAAATATCAATTGATCTAATATCTTCTGCTTGTTCTTTATATATTTATTAATAAAGATTTTTCCACTTTCAAAATATGGTGATATTGCTCTTTTTCTTTCTTCTTTACCAGCTTTTGGTTGTGTTTCAGTTATCAAAAATGATGTTTGTTGTTTTAATGTTTGAATTATACTTTTACCAGAAGCTTTACCTTCTATATATATCTTACTACCAGCAGGTATATGTGACTTTAAAAATGTTAATAGTTGCGGAAATTCAAGTTTATTAATTTCACAAGATTGAATTATTATATTATTCATATTTTTATAAACACCAATAATAGCATTATCATCAGCATTCTTTCCACCATAAGCACTATCTACAAAATATGTTAATCGTTTAGAACTATCACCTTCAATTTCTTGAATCCAATCACGTTTAATTATACCTCCTGCTTCATCTTGTGTAATTTGTTGATATTGAGCCATAAAAGATATTGATCCTAACTGCTCTTTCATCTGTTCAAGAAACTTCAATGGAAATCTTTTCTCAAAAAAACTTTCACCTTTTTCATTTACTGCAGATATACTAATGTGCTTCAATTGTTTTGGTTGTGATAAAATAACTCCAGACACATCATCATTGTGAAAACGCTGTTGAACATAAACACTATAACTTCTTCTAATAGAAGTCTTTCTTGACGGAAGTATTTCATTTACAAACGATTTAGCATTCTCTCTATCAATAACAGAATATATAGAACTTGGACCATTTAAATCATCAAGCAATAATATATCAGCGTGAATACCTGTAATTGTTCCTGATGTTGATGTAACAAATCTTTGACCACCATAACTATTTTTAATATTACCAACAGCAAATGAAGTTATTTTAAATATAACTAAATCTAAATATTTTTGATTTGTTAGTATTTTTAAAGATTTTGAACTTAATTCTTCTGCAACTTTATGTGAATAAGAGGCAGTAATGAATTTGATTTCAGGATTTTGTAACCATACCCACGTAGGAAAGAATACACTCACCATCAGTGATTTAGATGAGCCTGGCGGTAAGTTAAGAAGAATATCATATTGATGTATATCATTAACATAATGCTTACCATCGTCACACTGATAGTTCCTGTAGCGTCTTTGTAGAGTATCACATATAAGTTTAATGTGATAGTTATCTTCAAATTGAGAAGTCTCTACCAAGTTCCAAAAATATTTAAAATAATTATAAAAACTTCTTTTAAAATATTCTCTTAACAATAAAATCTTTGCATCAGTTTTGCGTACCATATTCTTCTATATCATTATTTTCATCATCAAATATATATAAATCATTATCAATTATTTCTTCATACTCGACATCTTGAACAGGGTTCATTGCCATTATAATCTTTTCAAGTCCTGAATCTGTTAAATCTGAGAAGTCAATATTCTGTATTGCTTCAATTTTAATATTAGTGTGAATACGATTTCTTAAACTGTTCCATTCTTTGATTGCAAGTATAACATTTCTTGTGCTTTCTTTTGGATCATTTATAATACTTAACAATTTTAAATCACACACTGTGTCATAGACATTTAAAGAATTACCCATTTCGATAATTTTCTGTGAAACTTCTGGCTTTCTAAAAAAGTTATATATAGAAGCATCACTAACTTCTGTTTGTGAATGTTCTTTCCAAGCAGATAATCTATCACCTGTTGAGAGAAAAGTATTTATAATATTTAACTCAACTTCTGTTAAGAATTTTTCTAATTTTCTAGGTGATTTTAAAGGCTTTGCTAATGCAGCTTTTTTCAAATCAACTTCTAATAGTTTTTGTTTTTCAATTTTAGCATTTAACCTTTCAATTTCTAAATCTTTTTTGTTTTGAATTCGTAATTCTTTATCAGCTAATGCTTTTGCTTGTTGTTCTTTTTTAGCATTTAACTTTGCTAATGCCATTTGCACACCTCCACCTTTCATAATATTTATTATTTTTTTAATCTATCAAATAGTTTAACTATATCAAGAATACAATTTGAGCAAGACGCATTGATTGGTATAGTTCTATTTAATACTTTTTCACAATATCTCAATATCTCCATCACTTCTGCGTGTTGAATACCATTCAAATAATTTGATCTTGATTGTATAATGTAATGATTGTACTTTTCGTAAATGTTCATAACTTATGTATTATTTTTATAATGTGTGTTAACATTTTATCTATTAACAATGATATAACTGAAGCAAATAAACAACCAAGTGCTAATGAAATTATAAATGTCATATTGACACTTAATGCATATATTGTTATTAACCAAAAATTCATACACAATGCACAAGAGAATGGCTTCATTATGATTTGATATTGATATTCACCTTTGTTAAATAACTTCCAAATCAGTTTACTTAAATCTACAATTATACCTGAAAAATTTATAATGTAAACTATTATAAATGATATCATTAACATATTAAAATATATCATATACTATTAATTATTTTTTATTAAACTCGTTTAAGTATAAGTTTAATGTGTGTTTTTATTTCTTTCAATCTATTATAGATTGTAGTGTATTTAACATTTGTTTCTTCTGATACTTGTCTGATACTATTATATTCTAAATATAAAAGAAAGATAGTCTGATCAAAATATTCTAAAGATTGTAAATATATTATAACATCATTCATATTTGTTGTGTTAAAATTATTCAACTCATCTATATATTGTTGCATCAGCATCTGTTGAGAGTGATGAGAGTATGTGAATGGGAAAAATACTTTATGTTCTTTAATTATCATAATCATAATCATTATTTTCTTTAATGATATCAAACTCTACTTCTTTATCATTTTTTAAATATTTATAAGTGTTAGAATATTTTGATATATATTCATTCTTTATCATTGTGTATATATAATTAAAATGCTTTGAGTGCTTATATAACTCTAGAAGATTTTGATCATCTCTTTCTAAAATTTTAATTGTTACTTCACTCATTATAAAATCTGCAGTGTTAAAATTTTTAGTAACATAGAAGCATTGCTTTCTTAACCAATTCGTTTCATATAATTCTATTAACATTTCATTTGTTGTCATAATTGTTAAATCATTTTTAAATATTTTAAAATCTTTGAAGTTATATTCACACCATCTAAAATAGGTATATCATATGTTTGTTTTAAAATAATATTCTTATTATAATAATCAGTTGATGCTGGATTATATGTCTCAATAAATTCTGGAGTTAATCTATCTAAATCAAATAAATAAACTCCTTTTGGTGTTGAACATATATAGTACTTAATGTTAAATTGTTGCATATGATCATACTTATCTTTTTGAATTCTCAATGTGTTGTAATGTGTCCTTCGACATTTTAACTCAACAGCACCATTTTTAATTAAACAATCGTGACTACTAAATTGATTCTCAACTTTAATTAAAGATTTTAAAACTGTTCTCTTTAATAAATTATACAATTGATCTTCTTTCATAGTCTTTAACTGATAAAATAATACTGATTCTAATTCTTCTAAATTATTCATAATCATTTCTTTTATTCTATATATAAAAAAACTTCTCCTTCCTCAAAAAGATTTAACTAAAAATGTTTTCATATTTGAAATTTAATCCGTAACTTTACACTTTAATTTGGGAGAACACCTAAATAGCCCCACCCTACTCCTATTTGTAAATGAATAAATATACATTTTATTCTGTATAAATATTCAAAATACTTCAAGTCAATTGTTAAATTTAACAATTAATCTACATCAGTTGTTAAATAAAATATTCAAATAATATACATTTCTCAATGTGCTTATAATCAACTTGTTATTTCTTAAAAAATGTTAATTCATATAATATACATTATGTATAATAGAAATGAATATACTTTTAACATCTTTTATATTTTTTTAATTTTAACATTTTTTAACAAAAAGTTTTTTAACATTTCTTAACTTTAATTAATGTTAAGATTTGTTAAATTTTAACAATGTTAAAGTTTGTTAATTTTAACATTTTTTAAGTTAAAATATTTTGAATTAACAAATTTTAACAAATGGCCGAGATTTTTGTTATTTGTGAAATATAATATTTAATTAATTTTTAAATAGTTAAATATCAGGTAGTTGTAAAAATATTATAAGTTATTTTATTTTTTTAAACATTTTAGACTTATAAACTTCAGGACTTTTATGTATATTATTAATAATATCTACTAATTCTTGTAAATCATAATTCTCATATTTATCTTGAATTTTCTGATTTATAATCTTCTGTATATTATTTTCAAGTTCGTATAAATTTGAATATGAATAATAACATTCATCAATCAAATACGTGTCTTCAATTCTAAATTCTCTACTCATATTTATTTTATTTTCTTTTTATAATTATTAAATCATTTTCAAAATTTTTCAATTCTTCAAAAGTCATATCTTCCATAATTTTTACTATTTTATTAAAAATAATTTTTTCAGTTTCAACTACTAATAATTTATAACATTTATCAGTTATTTCAACATTTTCATTATATCCAGTATCATTTGCATAATTTACATATTCTATATTAATTTCCATATTTATTTTATTTTATTTTTAAATATCTTACCAAGAAGATTGCTGTTCCAGCATTTTTCAGACTCCCAGTTCAATAATATTTGATATTTGAGTTCATTGTATGTAAGTTTAATTTTAGTGTCGCAAACGCAAAGTATTGTTCTTTTAAACATTTCTTTTCCTTCTTGTTTAACAAATTTTTTAAACTCTAAATTTGAACCATAATAATTTCTCCAGTCACTTTCTTTATAAACTTTCTTTTTGTTAATCGTCTTATAGCAAGTTAAGTTCTTTTTACCTATATAAAACTCACCAGAACTCTTGTGTTCAATTATATATATAAATCCGATAGATTGTATAGTTATAAGATTTGCGTTCAACCACTCCATTTAAAGTGAGTTATTTTTATTATAATCATTTTCAAATTTATCATTATGATCTTTAATAAGTTCTTCATATATTTTTGAAGCTTTAATTAAATCTTCTGTTGTTGAATTATTTAACATATTTATTATATTATTATTAAATTTATCAATATCATCTAATTTTCTTTCTTCGATAATATTATCAATTAGTCTTTGTAATACAATAACTCCTTTAATACTATCTTCTGGCACATAAATATTTTCACCATCATATCTAAACCCCATTTCTTTTAAATCTAAATCTTTTCTCATTTTTTAATTATTATTTTTATCTTTAGAAAAATCTAAAATTATTTGTTTATAATCTTCACGAATATTATATAAAAGATGTTGTAAATCATTATTGTTTCTATATCTTAACATATTTAATACAAATTTCTCCGATGTTTTAAATGTAAGTTTTTGAAAATCGTCAACATTTAAACTATTTATAATTTCTGCTAAAAAAATCCTTTCATTAATCAATCTCTCTTTTTCATTAATATTTTCTTTACTTTCAATTATTTTTGAATAATATTCTTTCAAGTCATAATCATTCATATTATCAAATATATTATATATATAATTATTAAATTCTTCAATTTTGATTTTCTTTCTATCATATATAATTTCTGCAACTACATTTTTAATTTCTATTAATTTATAAATATCATTAGTATTGACTTCCAACACACCATCAATAATTTCAAACCCCATTTCTTTTAAATCTAAATCTTTTCTCATTTTCTAATTATTATTTTTTATTTTATTTAACTCTTCATAATCTTTTTGTGCATAAATAATATCTTCAATTAAATTATTATTTAAATTTCTGATTTGACAATTATTTATTGTGTGTATTAAAATATAATTATCATTATAAATATCTAATGTGTTAACATATTTGTTAGTTATAATTTCAACCAGATGTAATAAACCATCACGTGTTTTAATTGTTCGGATCATATAACTTTTTTAATTTTAATTTTCTTTCATATCTTTTAAGATAAAGTGATAATTCTTTCAATGTTGAAGGATAATCTTTATCTCCTTTTTTTAGTGTAATCATTTTTTCCATCATAATGTTTTAACATATTTTATAGTATATATAAATAAAGTTGTTGCCCCTTTTGCCTATCTTGCCTGTTTTTGAAAAATAAATTAAAAATAAATTTTAATTCTTTTATATCAAAAATATTTTGGCTATCATTTTTTTTCAATGCTCTTATATATATTTTTTCTAATAGTAGTAAGTAGTGTTGTAGTATGTTATATATAGGTATATATAATAATATATATATAATAAATAAATAAAACACATTACCTTACTATCAAACTATCATTAAACTATCATCAAACTATCACTCTGGCTATCATTTTTTATATAAATAAAAATCTATAAAAAAATATAAATATATATAAGGTCTAAATGATAGTGATAGTTTGATAGCCAAAACTACTCAAAGCCTTACTGGCATTGAGTTTCAAGAGTTTTTTTGGCTATCATTTCACTTTTTAAAATGATAGTTTGATAGTTAAACACAAAAAAATGATAGCCAAAAAAATATTTTAAAAAAACTTTCAAAAAACAGGCAAGATATGCAAAAGGGAGAGTTATATTATTTATATATAGTGTATAAGAATTTTATAAAATACTTTTTTTATAAACTTTTTTAACAATTAAAGATATAAATTATAGATTTAAAAAATAGAAAAAAATGACTTTTTTATATTAATATATAATAAAAACAAAATGATCAAGCATTTTCTTGAAACAAAACAAAAGCAAAATAACAATGAAAAAAATTAAAATTATAAAAGCGTTTAACATAGACGAAGACGCTTTTGAAAAATTTAGATTAATGACAAAAGTTTTAGGTTACACTCAAAGCGAAATTATAAATGATTTTATTAATAATTACACTGTCACACACAAAGCAGAATTTAATGATTTACTTAAAACATTTTCTCAAAAAAATAATCTATCATAATATGAAAACATTAAATATCAAATCGAACCTTGATTTTAAAAGAAGAGACTATTTATTTTATCAAATAATTTTTGAAAAACCAACAAATTTAGAAGTTAAAGAATATATGAAAAAATATTATGATAATGAAAGTAAAATTTTCTTACAAGGAAATAAATATATAGATAAATTTTTAGAACAACAATTAAGAAATGAAAAATTAAAAAGATTGAATAGTTTAAGTGATACTACAAAAATCATTACAGAAAAAGAAAACAGAACAAATGAAAAATTATTTAACTAAAGAAGAATTTATAGACAAATTAAAATTTTATAGATGGAACTCAATTGAAGATACTATTAGAACATCAAGACCTATTGAATATAATATTGATGGATTTTTTGAAGATATAAGATTAGATCCACCATATTCAAACAATAATTGTTATGTTGTAAATAATACAATGAACGGAAAAAAAGCAGAAGATTTTTATACACCTTCAATCGTTTTTATT